AACATTATTATTTTTATTTTTAGGTCTAAAAGAAGACTTAATGCCCCTTAACTTAGTACCAAGTACATCAATTGACCGCAAAAATTTATTTATTGAGACACTTTTAAATCAGAGCGATTTAATAAGTAAAGTTTCACCTAATAGCGTTTTTTCTGGAATTGCAGGCGGGATTTCCAAAATAGCAGGCAAAGCTGAAAAAGATATAGTTTTAAGTTTATCAGCTCTCTACATAGATTCAGCAAGCGGCTCACAACTTGACCAAGCAGCAATTATATATGGAATTTCGCCTCGACTCGGAGCTTCTGGTTCTTCAACTTATGTTCGTGTCCAAGGAACGCCTGGAACTACAGTAATTGCACTTACGAATCTTGTACAGTCAAACTCAGGAATAATTTTTCAGTTTGCAGCCGACTTTACTATACCAAGTTGGGGGTACTGTTACCAACCATGTTCTAGTCAGACACAAGGTTCTATAACTAATATACCTCCTTTAACAGCAACTTCTCTTAGTCCAAATGTTTCAGGCGTAAATTTTGTAGTAAATGAAGTTCAGGCACAAGGTGGTCGAGATGCAGAAGATGATAATACATTTAGAACTCGTATAAAACTTGGACCAAACCAACTTGCAACTTCTACACTTGAATGTTTAACTCAGGTTTTCATAAATCAAAACCCTAAAGTCTTAAAAGTTTTTTCTAACGGTTTATCAAATACAGGACAGACAATTCTTGCTATAATTACACAAGATGCTTCTCAATTAAATTCCACAGAATTAAACCAGTTATTAACCTCAGCACAAGATTATTTTTCACTTACAGATATTGCGCCATTTGGTACAAAATTCACAGGAGTAACACTTGTAAATGCAACCTTACAACCATTTTCTAGTTCATTCCGTGTATCAATTGACCCCTCAGTTAATTCTGATACTTTTAGAATAAACGTCCAGACTGCATGGTCAAAATTACTTGACTTCAGAACTTTTAATGGTTCTACAACTTTAATTCAGTGGACAACACTTTTTGAAATTGTACAAAATACACCGGGTTGCCTATATTTGCCTGATGCCTACTGGTTTCCAAAAACTGATTTGACCATAAGTAACCAATCTCTTCCAATACTACAAGGCTTCCTTATGTTGGATCTTACAGGGAATGTTATATCAAATTTTAGTGGAAGCTTGAACCCAGTATATTATAATAACCAAATTTTAGTTCCTACGGCTGCAACAGTTTTAGGTTTAACAGTATAAAGATGGACTATCAAAAAGTATATAATCAAATCATAGAAAAAGCTAGATCTGAAAATAGGAAACGTAATAAAGAAATTTATTTTGAAGAGCACCATATTTTACCTAAGTGTATGAATGGGGGTGAAGAAAAATTTAACAAAGTCTTACTCCGCTCCCGGGAACATTTCATTTGTCATTGGTTATTATATAGAATTTATCCTGAAAACTATAAATTAGCACACGCTTTTTTTTCTATGTGCTGTGTTAAAAATACTAGTAAAAAAAGAGGAAGAGACCATACAGTTTCCTCTAGAACTTATCAAGAAGCAAGAGAAAATTATATAAGATTATCCACCACTCCCGAGTTAATTAAAAAGAGAATAGAAAAGTTTAAGGAAACTATGGCTAAAAAAAGTGAAGAGGAATTAAGTTTAATTAATAAAAAACGTATAGAAGCTAAATTAAAAAAAACTCCGGAAGAAAAACAAAAAAGTATTACTAAAAGAAAGTTGACTTTACAGTCAAGAACTGAGGAAGAAATAAAACTTTCTAAACAAAAAAGAAAGGAAAAATTTAATTCAAGACCCCCAGAAGTTAGAGAAAATGAATTAAAAAAACAATCTGAAAAAATGAAGTATCTTTATTCTTTAAAAAGTGATGAGGAAAAAGAGTTAGAAAAAAATAAAAGAGCTAAGGGGTTAAAAAATAAGAAAAAAGAAACACCTGAACAGTTAAAATTAAGAGCTGAGAATTATAGGGAAAAATATAGTTTATTATCTGAAGAAGAAAAAGAAAGAAGAAATAAAGTACTATTAGAATCTAGAAGAAAAAATAAAGAGTTAAAATTATTAGAAGATCCTGAGTATTGTATAAAAGTACAGGAACAAGCTACTAAGAAAAAGAAAGAAACTTGGTCAAAAAGAACTCCTGAACAAAGAGAGTTAACAAAAGAAAAGAAAAAAGAAAGTTATAAAGTACCTATTCAAGAGAACTTTAAAAATTATTATGAGACTGTAACACTTGAAAGAAAACAAGAAATTAAAGAAAAAATAAAAGAAACTAAAAGACTAAATAAAATTGAAAGAGAAAATAATCCAGAACTTTATAAAAAACCAGAGTTAACTAAAGAGGAAAGGGAAGAGAGTAAGTTAAAAAAACAATTATATTACTTTAATAAAAGTGAAGAAGAAAAACAAGAAATTGAAAGAAAAAAATTTGAAACTTTTAGTAAAAAAAGTGAAGAAGAACTTAATTTAATAAAAAGAAAACTTGCAGATAAAGCCAAAGAAAGGCAATCTTTATATACTGTTGAACAGAAAAATGAAATAAGTAAGAAAATCTCTGAAACTAAAAAACAAAAACAATTAGAAAGAGAAAGTAACCCTGAATTAATGAGTATTTATCTAGAAAATCTAGAAAGAGGTATAGAAAAACAAAAGGAAACTCGTAAGTGTAATCTTGAGTTAAAAAAACTTGCACAATCCCAAATCGCCGCCTAATGCAACAGAAATTAATCAGCACTTACAGTAAGAATTCGTACTTCCAAAATTCTACTGCAGAACTCCAACATATATATTTCTTAAATGAAAACTGTTTACCAGACACTTTTTTTGCAACCCTATCAGATATAAACTTTGTACTTGATAAACTAAAAGTTAATCAAGCAGACCTTGTTTTTGGATTAAAAAAGTACAACAGAAATGTAAACTGGTTTATTGATGAAGCGGGACAATTATTTCAAACATTAACCTCAGGCGATGGCTCCTTCTACGAAATTGATGAAAATGGAGATTTATTATATAATTTATACATAGACTAATGGCGATAGTAGGTAACGTAGTCTCAACCGAAGGCGATACAATAATTATAAAAACTGAAAATCCAAGTATTGGGGTATTAACTCTTGTTGGTTATACAGACACATCTGCGGGTGAAACTGGAACTAATTATTTTGAGCGTACTTTCAAATTTTCGCTCAATGGAGGGGTAACTTGGAGTGACGTTATTCCACTTACCCTTCAAAATATTCAGGCAATTCCTATTACGAAATATTCGGAATTCATTGCAGAGTTTTACTATACCGCAGTCGGACCTAACCCTTCAGGACTTTCAGTATCTGAAGTGGATATACAAGACACAACAACATCTTTACCAATCCCTCCTTATTTCAAAAATAGCGTATTTTCTACTTATTTCAATTGTTTTGATACGGAGCTAATTAATTGGTACTGTGCAGTTGTAGAAAAACTCTTCCATGAAGATATAGTTGCTCGCTTCATTTCACGTCTAAATTCTGCAAATTCGCCCGATGATTTTATTTTATTCTTCAAATCAATAGCCAAATTCTTCGCCTATTACGTAATATTAGCCCGTAAAATCTCACAATTTTCCACATCATTATCCGCAGTTTCTGAATTTTTAGAAGGAAGAGGAATAACAGTAGGAAAAAATTCGACTTATGCGGATGTGTTATTACTACTAAATCAATATTTATACCAAATTCACAACAGAGGTACCATAAAAATTATAGATCAAAAAATCCCGTCACTACCCCATTTATCTGCAAAGCCCGTAAACGGAGAACTTTTACGTACCTTTGACTACGAATCCCCAGATGAGTTCCTTTTCAACCTATACCGTACAGAACACTTTGGATGGAACCTCAGAAATTCCTCACCACTTTACCAAGGACTCTCACTTAACGAAAATGTAAACAAAATTTATGAACCTAATGAAGCTATAACAAACCTTAGTTATTGGCCAACTGTAGGAACCGTAACCAAAATTGTTGTAGGAACTACAGATACATTTCAAATTGCAGGGAATGGTTCTATTGGAAATTTACCAACAGCGAACCGTATCAAAGTAAATGAGGCTCTTGATTATGAACTTGACTTCTATGTAAAGAAACCTACAGGAACAGATTTTTCTGTAGGAATTGATTGTTATGATTATTCAGGTACAGTAGTTAATTCTCTTAATATTAAAACAGGTGGTATTTCTTCATTCTTCTTTCAAAATACTGACTTTAGAGCCGATGTTTATCTTCATATAAAATGTATTATTTACAACAGCTCTAAAACTTCTGATACAAATTCGGTTCCTAATATTAACACTGGTAATAACCTTATTTTTGGAACAGGAACAGTTACCGTGGTACCAAAACTTATTTATAGTGGGTCTGGTAATTGTGATATTAATTCAATAACTTTTTTACCTCTTAAGACAAATTATTCAAGGGGATTTATACAAACACATAATTTTATAAGTTGTATATATAAGGATAACCGCCGTCCTTACGAATTTGTAGGTGGTGAATTATATCCAACTTATTCAGCTCAACAACAATATCAGTTTTTTGCACAACCAATTTTAGATCTTGAGAATTATATAAAGAACTTTTTAATACCTTATAACTCACATATTAAGATGACTAATATTGGAGAACAATTATTAAGTGGTTCAATTACACCATTTGTACCTTCTTACCCTTCACTTTCATGGATGGGTTCAGGTATTAGTTGTTCTTTTTCTTCAGATACCCATAACCATTATGTAGGCACCTCAACTTTTACAACTTTATTACAAATAAATACAATTAGTAGAATACCAACAGGGGTATCAAAACCAAATACTTTTGGTGATCCAGATTACATCGCCCCTGCCTTAAATCCTACTTCTTGTACTTCTTATTCAACCACTTGGATTGGTAATGAAAGTGACTATGTATGCCTTACCTCTTTAAGTCAGAATACAGGTTTAAAAAGTTATAATACGATACTTGAGAAAAGAATTGATACAGGTGTACTTACCGGTGCCTCAAAGGCAAATTCTTCCTTAGATCCCGACTATGTAGCTCCTGTTACAGATGTTACAGATTGTCCATTACCTGCAACTATAAATTACTCATTAGTTGAGCAGTCAACAACGGCGGTAGATTGTAATTTACAAATAAAAGACAACAGTACAACAGTTGAAGATCTATTTACAAACTCATCAGGAAGTATAAAAATTTCTGCAGGTCATGTAATTTCTGCAGAATCTTACTCTAATATTGCCTCATCTGGTATTAATCCTAAAATCCATTTAGTTATAACTAGGGACGGAACTATAATATTTAGTAACTCAATACCTGAAACCACTACCTCATCAATACTATGGTCAGAAGTTGCAGTTGCAGGTGCAGTATATTTAGTTCAAGCATTTAGTGATAGTGATGCAATTATAAATTATTCTTTAACTCAATCCTCATCACCTTATATTGATGGTAATTTACAAATTAAGAGTAATGGTACAATAATTGAGGATTTATTCTCAAATACTTCTGGTTCTACTTCTGCAACTGCAGGGTTATCTTTATCTGCAGAATCTGATACTACTGACCCTGGAACAAGTGGTCTTGGTACTTTACGCCAAGTAGTTGTAAAAGATGGTGTGACTATATATGATAATAGTACACCAGCAATAGTTGGTGCAGATCTTGTATATTCAGGTACTGCTGAGGGTGGTTCAACTTATGATATAACTACTACTGCCTCATAGGTATGTAGATTAAAAACTCAATAAAAAAATAATTATTTTTACAGCATGTCATCTTTAAAATTTAATCCAAATCTATTCTTAGAAACTATTGAACTTAAAAGGTTTACAGAATTCTTAGATCTTGAAAGTGTAGATAGTGGAACTGGATTTGCACATTCTGGTGGATTTCGTAAAAATATACTTGAAAACTCAGTATCTTTTGGATTAATAAAAAATAATAGAGATATAACTTTTCAAAATGGTTTAGTTACACAAGGTTCAGATCTTGTAACAAGTGTAACACTTAAAACTATAAATATTAATCAGCTTTATGCAGTTGATTCTCAAGGACAATTTATCTATCAAAATTTATTACAACAAACCCCTATACCTTCTGATAATAATTGGTATTGGGTACGAGTTTCTCACCAATATTCAGGTCAAGAAAAAGGTACTTTTTCGATTGATGCTTCAGGTAATTTAACAGGTACAGGTGGTGAGTTTACAAAAATTCTAAGGGGGGGTCAAAATAACTTTAGTTCAAAAATAGTTCTATTAAACAGTACTTTAAATACGTCTGAATATGAAATACTATCAGTAACAGATGATAATAATTGTATATTAGTAGGTACATCATTTCAAGTTGAAACAGGGTTAAAACTAGGTATAATTGGTACTTTTACACCAGGAGTTTCAGTACCGAGTGGTAATAAGCTAATTTTTCAGTATGATAGTTGTTTAACATATCTTTCACCAGAAGTTACACAAAATACTCCACCAACTTCAGGATATTCACAAGATGTAACTTTTTATATTGCAAGAGTAAAATCAGATGGAACTAATTTAACTATACAGGATAAACGTATTAATTATTGGAATACAAAAGGTTCACAATTATGTATAGATATTGACAGGTCTCCAAATCCAATAATTGGGGTAGAGGCGGTAAAATACCAAAATATACTTTCTCCAGGAGATGAGAATACGGTTGAAATATCCTGGGGATTAAGATCTTCAAACTGGTCTATAAACACAAACACAAATACGCTAACTATTTCAGGACCAATAGTTGGAGGTATATATAGGGATATAACAACAGTACCAAGTGGAATTTTTAATGGATGGAGAATATATACATCAAATGGTTTATATAGTCGTGTAATAAGTTCAACAACTGCAGGTTCTGCTATAAACCTTGTACTTGATGTTTTAAATATAGATAATTATTATACAGGAGGTACAGCAAACTCACTTAATATAATTGCACAACAATTATTAGTAGTTCCAGATGTTGAAGAAATTTCTATAAAACTTATACCAAACCCTGGTGATAATATTGACTCTGAAACAAAAACTTATAACTTTCCTATAAATACTCCAGTTGGAAAATGTAATGTACTTGCATACTTAACAACTTGTCTTTATAATATTCAGTATGCGTACAAAAATCTAAAAGAGTATACTATATATAACGTAATACCAAGTAATAATATAACTGCAACTCCTCAGAAAAATGGTTTCTATAATGAGAGTCAATTTGATGGATCTAATAATTTAATTACCTCACCAGTAGTAAGTCTTTATACCTCAAATAGTGTATTAGGTTTTATACCTATTAATCTTTCACCTCATGCTTACTCTAAATTTGTAGGAAAAGTTGATAAAGGGGATTTAATCGGGGTTACTAACATTACAAGTTTTTCAAGTTCTACTTATGACTTAATTGTAGGTACCGCAGAAGATTATTTAAAAATTACTGGTTCTATTTCATTAACTGGTGACCAAATAATAAGGTTAAATACAACAGGGGCGGTTAATGGTAATAAATTTACTATTCATATTAATACAACTTCATTATTATTAAATAGTTTTACACTAAAAATTGTACAGGGGGCAGGCTCAACTAATACACTTATAAAAAATATTTTACAGGGTGATATTTATATGATCCAAAATATTGATGGTGGTATTACTTTTGAATGTACTTATGATGGTACAAATTGGAATTTTTATCAAAATTATGATTTAGGAAGACCTAATGAGGTTATTGATTTATATAATATATTTCCTAATGCCTTGTTTGATAGTTCTACTAAATTTGGTATAGTTAAAGGCTTATTTGGATATGTTCTTTCTGATGGTACTGCAGGTAGTCCAGATTTAAAGGGAAAATTTGTAGTAGGTACTGATCCAGGAGATTCAGATTACTCAACTATTGGAAATACAGGTGGTGAAAAGAAACATGCTTTAACTGCTGCAGAAAATGGTCCACACACACACACAATAAGTTCAACTGCTTATGAAACTGTATCAGGTGGTACAGAACACGCAGCAGGGGTAGGTGGTTCAAGTGGAGCTTTTACTACAGATAGTTCAGGTCTAGGTACACCACACGAAAACAGACCACCATATTTTACATTAATTAAAGCTTATAAAACTTTCTAGATGTTATTATTTTATACAGGTCCAGACCAACCACTCGGAGTTCAAAAGTCACCAGAAAAATCATTAGGAGGTTTTATCTCGTCTTCAATTGTACCTAATAGTCAACTAAACAACTTATATAGTACACTAACAAAAAGTGATGTTGATAATAATTATTCTGTAATAAGAATATTAGCGTTAACAAATATAACAAACTCACCTATCACCGGTATTACTATTTATCCAGTTTTACCAGTAGGTTCATATATTGATATTCAACTTGCAGTTGTTTTACCTTTTTTAGATAGTTGTTCTAATCCAAATTTTGAGAGATTATCTTCTGATACCTCATTACCTTATTATGCAGATTTTCAAGATTACACACAAAGTAGTCCATTAGTTTACTCAACTCCACTTGCCGCAGGTGCATCTCTAGGCCTTTTTATACTTCGTAAAATAAATCTATCTAATGTCCCAGATTTTTCTACCAATAATAGTAATTGTAATGACAATTCTTGTTGTTCCCCGGTTGAGACAATAATTAATACTTATAATTTAAGTGATAAGAATGCACAGTTCAGTCTTTCTATAAATTGGTAAAATAAATTCTTTTTGTTATTCTTTTCTCCTTAATTTTAAGGGATGGATATAATAAAAACCTACCAATACTTTTATAGACAGTATTATAAAAATCAGGTATATATTTTTAAACCATCAAGTAGTGCAGTTAAACAAATAGAAAAATTTACTTCTACAGTTAAGAAAGACTACAAAAATACGGTTATAGGTAATAATTGGGTATTTAGCTACTTCACTTTTCAGTTTGATTATTGGGATAAATGTGAACTTGAAATAAAAACAACTTTTTCATCCCGTATAGGATTAAGTTATATAATAGGACCGAAAGCATACAAAAGGTATAGAAATAGAAACCAAGACTTTGACTGGGCAATTGAGAGATCTGAAATATTTGAAAAGTATGGAATTTCAAAATCTGATTATAAACAGTTATTTGAGAAGAAGAAAAGGGAGCTAGATGAAACACCAATTAAGTTATTACACTACGGTACAGAGAGAGGTTTTAATGACTGCTTAAATTTTACTACACTTTACAATCACCATAACTTGATTTGTATGAAGTGTAAGTATAAAACCGATTGTAAGACAATCTTAAAGGCAAGTTATCCAAAAATATATTTAGAGAGAGGATACAAATGAAAAAGGAAGAAATTATTGGTTTACTTAATAAACTAATTAATAACCAGTTCTCAATGCAGGATGGAGGACAGCTAATTATTAAGTACATAAAAGAAAGAAAAGACGTAGATATACCTTCATTTACCGTAACACCATTTGAGAATGAACTGTATGACCATGCGGTCAGGACTGCACTTGAATGGTATGAAAAAAAGTTTGAGATTTTGAAGGTATTTAAAGAAAATAAACTTGTCACTATCTGTTAAAGAACTCCAACATGCTTTGTACCATGATTTAAGGCTAAAGGGTGTAAAATATTTTATACTAAACAGTTATTGCTTTAGATATGAAGCAGATTTTTTAGGAATAACAAAAGCTAATTATGTCACCGAATACGAGATAAAACGGTCAAAAACCGATTATCTATCAGAATTTGTACATAAAAAACAAAAACATGATTTAATAGAGAAAGGTAAACTGATACCTAACTACTTTTATTTCGTTTGTGAAAAAGATTTGATAAAAAAAGATGAGGTACCAATATATGCAGGTTTAATCTATATTGAAAAATATTTATGGAAAAGTAAAGTAAACTATTCAGTAAATACTATAAAAATTGCACCAAAATTACACAGTAACAAACTTAGTGACTTTAATTTGTTAAAAGCATTAAGGTCAATGATGTTCAAAATTTTGGAAAATTTATTAAAATAAAATCGTAACAATTGGCTCAACAACTAACACAAGACTTTGTTCTTGAACTTTCCAAGTCCTGTTTACAATCTCAAAAAATACTTGAGATCTGTAAATCTCATCTTAAGTACCAATATTTAGAAAATGAAACTCAGAAGAAATTTTTCAAATATATCTTTGAACTAAATGACTTAGATAGTACTAAATTACCAACTTTTGGTATACTTTCCCAAACATTTTCTAAAGATGAAAAATTTATCTCATTACTCTCACAAGTAAAAAAAGTTAAAGAAACTAATCATGAACACTTACTAACTTCATTACAAGATTTTATTAAGGAAAAAAAATTCCGCATACTTTACTCATCACTAGGAGAACTATTTAATCTAGGAAAACATGATGAAGCCTACCAATTACTTGCACAAGAATCAACTTCAATAAATGAGTTCTCATTAAAAGAAACATATTACGATAGAATCTTCCATGATTTTGAAACCCGACACCAAGAAAGGTCTAAAAATGCAGACCACAGTGTTTTAACAGAAAAATGCACATACGGTATACCAGGCATTGATGACGCCACAAGAGGTGGTTTTGAATACGGTACAGCAATTTGTATATTAGCCCGTTCAGGTGGTGGTAAGTCAACATATTTAAAATGGATAGGACTTTCAAATGCAAGATTAGGTAAAAGGGTAGTACATTTCCAGGCAGAAGGAACCAAAAAAGAAGTAAAAGAACTTTATGATAGTGCCTGGACATCAATTGATCTTGAAGATATAGAACTTGGGGTTCTACCAGAATCAAAACGTAAGGGTATAGAAAAATTCCAGCGTGATGTATTAATAAGTGGAGGGGAAATATTCACTTACGCAAAAGAAGAGTTTGACCAGATGTCAATCAACGAGGTATATGAAGTATTAACAGATATAGAATCAATTTATGGTAAAATAGATTTAGTAATACTTGATTATCTTGAAATTTTTACAGTAAAGGGTAGTTATGGGAAAGATGATGGGTCAGAGAGAAGACGGAGAGCGGATTTAGGAAATAGAATAGTTAATATTTCAACAAAATTTCACTGCGGTGTAGCTACGGCGACACAATCCAATGACATAGCTCCTGATTTTTATGAAAACCCTGCAAAAGTATTAACAAGACACCATATTGCAGAATATAAAAGCGCTATAGCGCCTTTTGCAGCTTTCCTTACTTTAAATCAGACATCAGACGAAAAAAGCGAGGGAGTTATAAGAATATATGCTGATAAGTTTAGGAAACACTTTGCACCACCAGAACCTTGGTCAATTTGTCAAGCTTTATCTTCTAGTAGATTTTTTGATGCAAAACGTACACATGAGTTATTTGGATAAATGAAAATACATAAATATAATCTTATTTATAAAACCACTAACCTTGTTAATGGTAAGATCTATACTGGTCAGCACCGTACTGATAATTTAAATGATAAATATATTGGTTCAGGAAGAGAGTTAAGGGAAGCAATTAAAGAATTTGGTAAAGAAAATTTTTATTGTGAAACCTTAGAGTTTTGTTTAAGAGAAGAATTAAGTGATAAAGAAAAATACTGGGTAAAATTTTACGATGCAAATAACCCACTTATTGGGTATAATAAAACTGCTGGTGGGGGTGGTTGTATTGGTTATATTCCTACTGAAGAAACAATATTAAAATTAAGTATAAGTCATATTCAATTTTATGAAAATAACCCTGAATTTCTTATAGCTCATAGTGAAAGGAGGAGGCAATTTTTAAAAGATAATCCCGAGTTTTCAAAAGAAAATGGAATTAAAATAGCACAACATTATATTGATAACCCTGAGGCAAGAATAAAGGTAAGTGAAAAGTCAAAGGAAAAATGTAAAGATCCTGAACATATTAAAAAGAAAAGTGAAGTAACTAAAAAAAAATTTGAAGATCCTGAGTTTAAAGAGAAACATAAAAGAGGTATTAATGAATTTTTTAAAAATAATCCTGAGGAATTAATTAAAAGAGGTAAAAAAAGAAGTCAATTTTTTAAAGATAATCCTGAAGAAGGTAAAAAACAAGGTGAACATAGAAAAAAACTTTTTAAAGAAAACCCTGAAATTCAAAAAAAAGCTACTGAAAAAAGGAAAAAGTTTTATGAAGATAATCCTGAACTTTTAGAACTAAAAATACAAAGGCAAAAAGAAGCTGCACTTTTATACCCAGTTTTTACTTGTGAAATTTGTGATAAAAAAATAAAAGGTAAAGGTAACTATAATAGACATACAGAATATTGTTTAAGAAAAAGTAAAGAAGTAAGAATATATAAAACTAAGACAAAGGTTTGTGAATTTTGTAATGGTATTTTTAGTTGTAGTAATTTTGATAGACATCAGAAATTATGTAGATCTAATCCAAATTATCAACCATATAGTAAATAATTAGTAATTATCAACCAAACATTGAAACTCACCCTCCAAACCCTCGCCTCACTCTTCACTACCTCAAAACTTGACAGGTCTGGACAAAACTTAATTTGCCCTTGTCCTAAATGTGGACAATCAGAATTTGGAATAGCGATTGATATTGAAAACCATCCCTGTAACTGTTATAGAAAACGAGCATGTGGGTGGGAAGGTAATATATATAGTCTTTTAAAGGAACTTGGTAGAACTGATTTACTGAGTTCTGATAAAGATTATACAAAAGTTGTACAACGTGTTAGACTAGAAAATTTAATTGAAGAGACCAAAGGAAAACAGGAAGAGAACTTAATTCCAAATGTATCTCCACCAATAGGTTTTAAGAAAATTGAGTCTCATCCATATTTACAGTTACGCAAATTTGACTACTATGATAAATATAAGGTTGGAACTACAAAACTTGACCCTAGACTTAAAAATGATTATATAATTTTTTTAGTAGAACAACATAATAGTATAAAAGGGTACATTGCACGCCATACATGGTCAAAAGATAAAATAGATACAAATAACAAGATATTTAAAGAAACAGGTAAAGGTAAATTTATAAAGCGCTATAGTAATTCACCAGGTACAGATTTTTCTTCACTACTTTTCGGATATGATGAAATAACAAAGAATACCAAAACTGTAATACTGGTTGAAGGGATGTTTGATAAGTTCCGGGTAGATAAGTTACTTGACCTGCACGAATCTGAAGAAGTAAAATGTGTAGCGTCCTTTAAATGCCATTTATCACCTGACCAAAAAAAATTACTAAAAGATAAGGCTATAGAAGATTTAATATTGATTTATGATTATGATGTAGTTAAACAGATAATCAATAATATAAATAACATCCGTTATGACTTTGAGTCTATAAATATAGGCTTTCACTCATCAAAAGACCCAGGTGATTTTGAAATGGAGGATATAGAAGACGTAATATTAAACTTACAGTCACCATCTTCTTTTTTATCCTCAAAATTACCTATATTACAGTTAGAGGAGTAGTTTCTTTTCTAGTATTAAAACTTTTTATTTTTATAAAATATAATAACACATTGGATTCTAAAAAAGAAAAGTCTCGCCAAATAGGAATTTATCAATACTTTGAAGTTCTGCAACTTGAATGGATTTGCTGCGAACTACGTACACGAATATATAAAAAGGAAAGTGATAAAAATTACTGGAAAAGAGTACTTGAAGGTAAACGTAAAACTATAGAAAATATAGCAGAACGAAATAAACTTCCAACTATTTTTGATGATGAAGACCTTTTTCTTGTACTAAAATCAAGAATTTATAAAGATACTTCTTACCCAAATTTCATGTATAAAGATGATATCCAAAAAGCATCTATGTATGACTGGGATCTTTTTTATTATTATTACAAAGGTACAACAGTACGTTATGAATATTATGGAGAATCATTAATAGGGGTTATTACAAAACCACTCAATTTAACTCTTGAACCAAAAATGATAGAACTTAAATGTAATACTACAGCCGAGGTTTTAAAATTACCTATTGAGGTAGTAACTCGCATAATATAAATCTTTTTCTTTTTACAGTTTCTTTCTACCTATTTTTAGGACAATATATAAAAATGTTGTCCTATTTTTTATGAAAAAAATCTTACATATAGATCTTGATGGAGTAACTTTCGACTTCGCTGCAGGTTTTCACTTACTTTGTCCAGATTTACCACTAGGTGATGGTCCAGATTATGAGGAACGATCTAAAAGGGTAAACGAGATATGTATTCAAAATGAAACTATTTTCCATGATTTACCACCAATTAAAGGTGCGATTGAGGCAGTAAAAAGTTTAATGGACTTGTATGATGTTTATTTCTTATCAACTCCCATGGAAACAATTCCGTTATCATATTCTGGTAAAAAGATTTGCCTTGATAAACATTTTGGAGAACTTGCACATAAAAAACTAATCTTAACTCACCGTAAAGATTTTGTAATTGGAGATTACCTTATTGATGATACACATAGAAATGGTGCAGATAAATTTCTGGGAGAACATATTCATTTTGGTTCTGAAAAATTCCCTGATTGGAATTCCGTTTGTAAATACTTAACTTTAAATTACTAATATATATGTCTAATTTAATTCTTTGTAGCGGAAAATCTGGAACGGGAAAAGATACTTTCGCTCAAATTTTTCAAAGAATGTCTTTTGAGAAATCAACAATTACCTGGGAAAATAAAAAATTTGCCTACAAACTAAAACTTTCATTTTCAACACTTACAGGAATACCAGTTGAAGATCTTGAAAGCCAAAAGATTAAAGCAAGTTATCTACCAGATTGTTGGAATTATACTGATGAAAATGGTAAAGTAAAGAGAATGACAGTACGAGAAGGATTAATCCGTATGGGTCATGGAATGCGTGAAAACCTACATAAAGATACATGGGTAAATGCACTTTTTGTAGATATACAAGAAAAACCATTTTTTAAATCTAAGAAGGGTAAGGGTAAATCAAAAGGTTTTTTATCTGAAGTATTACCAAGTTTTGCAACAAATTCATCTAATGTCATTATTAGTGATTTAAGATATTTAAATGAAGCAGAGAGGGGTAAATCTGAAGGTGGGATATTAGTAAGGATAAATTCAGATCGGGCAAATATAATTGACCATGAATCTGAAACTGAACTTGATGACTATGAGGATTTTGACTTTGTAATTGACAACTCAGGTACAATTGAAGAACTAACAGAAATGGTTGATGAAATAGGGAACGTAATTGGTTTATGGAATTAGTATCACTAGAAGATTGGATTAAAGAAAATCGTCTTGATGTAGATTTCATTGACTACGATTTATTTTACCTTGACAAAATTTTATACAAGGTAATTTACCCAAAAACTGTAGAAATAGACGGGGTAGAACGTGAACTACTTGTTGATAGAAACTTTGAATTTTACTATACAGCAGAAGAAATAGAATTTATACGAGAAAACGGTGTAGGTAAAGTTGTCTTCCAATTTGGTAATTTTTATTATCATTGTGACCCTTTTGAACCAAAGTTTGAACTTTTTAAACATATAGGTAAATGTTCTGATGAACTTACCTTTGACTTTCCATACCTTGGAATACATGGGGGTTATGAACTAGGGAATGGTTCAAAAGATTATTCTGAATGGTGTAAAAAAGCAAAATTTTTAGGGTATAAAATACTTGCAGTTTGTGAGGAAAATACATTAGCCGGTTCACTTTCTTTTCAAGGAATTTGTGAGGAGGAAAACATTAGACCAATAATTGGGGAAACTGTTACAGTACTTGAAAATGGAGAGCGATATAATATTAAACTCTATGTTATAAATGATAGGGGCTGGGATAATTTACTCAAAATTTCTAATTATATAAATTGTAACGGAGAAACCATAATTGACAAAGTAATACCATTTGAAGAACTAAAAAAATACGCTAGAGGATTAGTATGTGTACTTACACCAGAAATTGAGTTAACTGATGTTCTTCTTAAAAAGTATTCAATCTTTGAACATCTATACTACCAACTTGATTTTACAGAATGGTCTTCAAATGACAGGGATACAAAGTGGTTAGAAAATATTAAGGCATACTTTGAGAACTACAAACAAAAAATACGTCCAATATTAATTCAAGATGCCTATTACCTTGATGCCTCAGACCACGAAGTCAAAAAAATTCTCAATAAAATAGTAGGGGTAGGTTTTAAACCACAATCCTCAGACCAATGGTTTAAATCAGGAGAGGAGATATATACACAAATGTCTTCTCTTTTCAATTCTGAGGATGACCGGCAGTATGAACTATTTTATGAAGCGGCCGATAATACAAAGAACGTTGGTGAACTATGTACATTTAAAATCCGTACAGGTAATTTGTTTCTTCCAAAATATATAATGACAGAGGAGGAGAGTCAAAAGTATGCAACAAATGAGGATCTTTTTTATGATTTGATAGAAAAAGGTTTTGAGAAATATGTTTTAGGTAGGGGACTTGATGAAGATTTATACTATAAAAGACTTGAGACTGAACTTGAAACTATAAATAAAGGGGGTTTTCAGGATTATTTTCTGATATTGGCGGATGTATTGAGGCACTGTAGAGAACAGGGTGCATTAATAGGATTAGGCCGTGGGTCGGCAGCAGGATGCTTGATAGCACACCTTTTAAATATAACTTCAAATTCTGATCCAGTTAAGTACCATTTACTATTTGAACGTTTTTTGAATGACGGTCGTTTTAAAGATGTAAAATACCAACACTACTTTATAGAACTTGAAGATGGTACAATTAAAGAATTTGATGAGGATTCTATGGTTGAGGTAAAAAGAGGGGGTATTTTATATGATATTCTTGCTAAGGATTTAGTTGAAGATGATGAACTTATTTTGCAATAAATAAATTAGTAGAAAAGAAAAATATTAATTTTGAGGCATGAAGGTAATAAAAATAAAAGAAGAAGAACGTCAAAAAGTAGTCGCCTCTTCACTTCCTGATATTGATTGTGACTTCGGTACAAAAATGAAACCTATTGCAGAACAGTATATACGAGATAAATATGGTCTTGGTTTTGTTACTGGAATGGGTTCATATAACGCTTTTAAAATAAAAGCAGCAGTAAAGGCATTAAATAGAGAATATGGTATAGAATCACAAAAATCTAACTATATTACTTCTGTTATTGATGCAAAAGGTGACTATACAGAACTCTTTAAAAATGCAAAAGATGTACCAATGTTAAGGGAATTTGTACAAAATTATCCTCATATCATTGAAAAACTACCACTTATATTAAACGGTCCTTCAACTGCTTCAATTCATGCTTCCGGTACAATAATAACACCAAAAGAAACTAAAGAGGGATATTATAAAGATATCTCAACTTGGATGCCTGTTAAAAAAGTTGATGGGCAAATAGTTTCAGAATGGAATGTATATGGAATCTCTTCAATGGGCTTCTTAAAATTCGATATACTAGGACTTCAGCAACTGGATAAATTTCAGCGTATGAATGAATTAATATTTCTTCATACAGGAAAACAGTTGACTTATGATGATATTGACCTTGAAAATGAGGGTGTTTTTGACCTGTTTAAAGAAGGCTTAAATCAGGATGTATTCCAATTCACATCTTCCGGATTAATACAATACTGTAAAGATTTCAGGCCTTCAAATGTCTCAGAACTATCTTTAATTGCTGCAGTATATCGCCCAGGTCCTATATCTATGAATGCTCATATAGACCTGATAAAGGTAAAGAAGGGTGAGAAAGAAATTAAGTATGATTATATGCTTGAGGACTTGACCAAAGAAACTTACGGATTCCCTATTTATCAGGAGCAGATTATGTCTATTACCACAATATTAGGTGGCTTTACATTAACAGAAGCGGATAGTATAAGAAAAGCAATGGTTCTCCAGTCACCTGCAGCACTTAAAAAATATGAAGATCAATTTATAAGTGGATGCTTAAAAAATAATTGTCCTGAAGATGAGGCAAATGCAATTTGGGAGAAGTTATGTGGGTTTGGCTGCTATACGTACAATTTATCACATTCTGTATGTTATTCATTACTAGGTTATTACAGTCAGTGGTATAAGTACAACTACCCACTTGAATTTTGGACAACTGCACTTGAGTTCTCAGAATCAGATGAGTTAATACAAAAAATTGCAGAGATTGAAAAATTAGGTAAAGTAACCGTATCACCAGTTGATATAAATAAGTCAAAAGATTCTTTTTACCCAGATATTAATACACAAAAAATATACTGGTCATTAAACTCAATAAAATGGGTAGGAAAAATTGCAGTAGAAGAAGTAACTGCATGGCGTGAAGAGGATGGAGAATATTTTTCATTGGAAGAATTTGTAGAACGAGTTGAAAAACGTAAAGTAAACAAACGTTCTGTTGAAAACTTAATTTTTGCAGGTGCCTTTGATGAAATTGAAAAAATTGTAGATATTAAAGATAGATATAGGTTACTAGTTCAATATTACGTACAGTCAAATAATAAAAAACTGTTACCAGAACTTGATGAGTATAAAAGGTGGCCAGAATATAAATGGATAATAAGACAGAGGGAGTTGACTGGTTTTGGTTTCATAAATTTTTTTTCAGTACTAAAAACATCAGAATTTAAGAAATTTGTTACCCAATATATCTCAGGAGATTCACTTCAAGAAAATGCAAAACTTCAAGATAAAGAAGTAATAGTTGGAGGGTGTATTAAAGAAATTATAGAACGTAAATCCAAACGAGGTCCATTTTGTCAGATTGCACTTGAAGAAAATTTTGTAACTACTTATGTAACAATGTGGAATGAGAGTTATGAAACTTATTACAAAGAATTAAAAGAAAATATTGGTTCAATATGTTTTATAAAAGGAAAAGTGGTAACTGATAATTATAAGAAAAAACAAGTTATACATACCACAAACGATACTACTCTCACTATATTATAAAAATTGAGAACTACAACTCGGTTTTAGGTCCGAAACTTTATACCTATATTTACACTCCAAAAAATTAATTACTATACTATATATGAAGGGTACAAAACTCGCAAGCGATATAAAATATTATTTAGATTATGCAAAATACAACGAAGAAAAACAATCTGTAGAAACGTGGGAAGACAGCGTTAAGCGTGTAATGACAATGCACCGAAACCATCCAAAATTCCAAGAGTCATTTAAAAACGAAAGATTTAATGAGTTATTTAACTTAACAGAACAACTTTACCTTGATAAAGTAATTATAGGTTCTCAACGTGCACTTCAATTTGGAGGTAGTCCAATTATGAAGCATAATAGTAAGATGTTTAACTGTTTAAACTCTCATTGTGATAGACCTGAGTTTTTTCAAGAAGCAATGTATTGGTTACTTTGTGGATGTGGAGTAGGATTTTCAGTTCAATTAAAACATAATAACAAACTTCCTAATATAAAAGAACGTACAAAAGGAACTAAAACTTATATAATTGAGGACTCAGTTGAGGGTTGGGCAGATTCTTTTGGAGTATTACTTTCATCATTTTTTGAGAATAAAAATACTTTCAAAGATTATAGAGGTTATAAAGTATATTTTGACTATTCATTAATTAGACCAAAGGGTGCAATGATAACTGGTGGTTTTAAAGCACCAGGATCTGATGGATTAAAACAATCAATAGAGAAAGTAGAGGAATTATTAAATAAAATTTTAAAAGAAGGTAAAAGTAAATTAGAACCAATTGATAGTTATGATATAGTTTGCCACATGGCAGATGCAGTGTTATCAGGAGGGGTAAGGAGATCTGCAACAATATGTTTATTTTCTAAAGAAGATGAAGGGATGATGAACTCAAAAGTTTATCCAAACTTTAATCCACAAGGAGGTATTAATAAACAACGTGCAAGATCTAATAATTCAGTTGTACTAATACGTGAAGAAACATCAAAGGAAGAATTTGATAAAATATTTAGTTGTATTAAAGATTTTGGTGAACCAGGTTTTTATTTTGTTGATGATTTAGATCAAGGAACTAACCCGTGCGTAGAAATTTCACTATATCCAAAGACAGAAGACGGTCGTTCAGGATGGCAAGGGTGTAATCTTTCAAGTGCAAATGGTAGTAAACTAAATAGTAGAGAAAAGTTATTACAAGCCTGTATAGGTATGGCAGTAATTGGCACTTTACAGGCAGCATATACAGATTTCAAATATGTTTCAAAAGAATCTAAGGAGATTTTTGATAGAGAAGCACTATTAGGTGTTTCAATAACTGGGTGGATGAATAATCCTGAAATCTTATTAGATGAAAAAAATATGCAAGATGGTGCAAAACTTGTTTTAAAAATAAATGAAGAAGTTGCAAAAATAATAGGTATTAAACCAGCAGCAAGAACTACTTGTGTGAAACCTGAAGGTAACTCGAGTGTGCTACTTGAAACTGCATCTGGTTGCCACGGTGAACATGATGAAGATTATTTTAGATTAATGCAGATAAATAAAGAGTCTGAAATAGGAAAAATACTAAATGACCAGTATCCTTTTTTAATTGAAGAATCTGTATGGTCTTCTACAAAATCAGATTATGTAGTTTATATACCAGTTACCTCTAAAAAGGGGTCAATTTATAAGAAGGATTTAGTAGGGGTAAAACAACTTGAAATAGTTAAAAAAATCCAACAAAATTGGGTAGAATACGGTACTCGAGTTGAAGCTTGTGTAAAACCATACTTAAGACATAATGTATCAAATACTGTAGAGGTAGAAAATTGGGATGAGGTACGAGATTATGTATATGAAAATAAACAATTTTATACGGGAGTTTCATTTTTAGGAAAATTTGGAGATAAAGACTACAAACAGGCACCATTTACCTCAGTACTTACTCCTGAAAAAATACTTGCAAAGTACGGGGATGCCTCAATTTTTGCAGCAGGGTTAATTACAGATGCACTTTATGACTTTGATGATTTATGGATAGCAACTAATTATGTAGTAAACAGAACTACAAAACTTGAAGGAACCAAACGTGAAGTATTATTAAAGAAAGACTGGTTAAGGCGGGCAAAACAATTTGCAAAGAGATACTTTAAAAATGATGTTTTACAAATGTCTTACTGTTTAAAGGACGTTTATTTATATCATAAATGGACAGAAATTCATAGAGAATTAAAACCGATTGACTTCTCAAAAGCAAACTTAAAACCAACCTACACAGATGTTGATACAATGGGGTCTGCAAGCTGTACAGGTTCCCAGTGCGAGATGCCTGCAGAATATTTAGAAAAATTTAAGTAATGGAGAAACCAGTTGAAATAGTGCAATGTCCTTTTTGTAGTGGTAAATCTGTAGAACTTGAAGAGAGGGACTTAAAAAGTAGAGGAAAAATTTTAAAATGGTGGTTTTATGTTTGTAAAAAGTGCCAAGAAAGTTTTACGACTACAGAGTCTGATACTATTTCATACGAAAATATAAAATAAATTCTTTATAAATATTGTATGAAAAAATTAGATTTAAAAGTTAGGAACTGTATACTTTGTAAAAAGGATTTTATTACTTCTTACCCTACAGCAATATATTGTAAAGAATGTAAGGAGTTTAGACCTTGTGAATGTGGATGTGGTAGAATAGTTAAGTTCCCAGGTTGTAAAATAGCAAGAGGGTGTCATAAAAGAGGGAAAACTTATGAAGAATTTTTTAAAAAACCTAGGAATGAAATAAAAAATGGATTTCAAAGTGGACCAACTAACCCTAACTATATTGAAAGTTCAATATTAAAAAGATTAACTCCCGCTAAATTACTTTACCATAACAAAGTTTTATATGATGGTGAAACCTTTAGATCTCAAATGGAGGTTTCTTTTTATAAATTTTTGAAGAAAAATAATATTTCATTTACAAGAGAGATACCTTATAAACTTTTCAATGGTAGATATAAAATAGTAGATTTTATTATTGAAGATTATATACTTGTTGAGGTTAGTGGTTATGTTTTTGAAGATTGGAAGAGGGAATTTGATATGAAAATGGATTGGGTAACCCAAACATATCCTGATAATCCAGTTTTAATTGTAGTTGATAAAACAAAATATGAAGAATGTAAATTAATGAATTGGAGAAGAAATACTAAAACCTCAATGTTAACTGATGAAGTAGAATTATTAAAAGATATTAAATGGATGGAATTACAAATCTCAATGAATAAAACAATTGATAAGTATAATTTGTAAATCTAAAATAAATTCTTTATCTATAACTATTTTATCTAACTTTAGATATGCAAATAATAACACGTAAAGGCAGTTTTGATTCTGGTCATAGGGTTATGAATGAGTCTATGAAATGTTTTAACTGTCATGGACATCTTTATTCATATAAACTTTCTTTTTCTTTTGAAAAATCTGAAGAGATTGGTTATGCAATTGATTTTAAAGAAATAAAAAGGGTTTGTTGCCAATGGATAGATGATATTCTTGACCATGGTATGATTTTAAATCCAAAAGATTTTATATTAATAAAGTGTATAAATGATTTAAAAAATAAACTTTGGTTAATGTCTTTAAATGGTGAAAATGAATACTGCAACCCTTCAGTTGAAAATATTGCAAAAGAAGTATTTTTAGCAATGGAGGTATTAATTTCTAATTACCCTTTACTAAAAATTCATAAAGTTAAAATCTGGGAAACACCAAATTGTTCTACTACTTGTACTAAAAAATCAATTTCAAAATATGAGAGAGAAAATTGGTTAAGTGTTAGAAAAAAAGAAATAAAAGAATATTCTAATAATAAAGGTGTTTTACAATATGATGACCGTAAAATATGAACCTCAAAATCGGTACCATCTGCGAAGTTGACCATAAATTTAATCCCAATAATTTAGTAGGGATTGTTTATGAAATATTTCCAGACCCTGATTATAAAGGACTTGATTCTGTTTCAGTAATACTTGAGGATGGTATGGATCTTGGTTGTTTTTGTATAAATGAACAACTGCAATACCTCTTTAAAGTTAAAGATACAGGCTTTAAATATGAATATGAGTCTACAGTAAAATTAGTGGTAGATTGGGATAAAGGGATTTTTAGAAATTGTTTTAAATAAAAAAATAAATTATGACAAGTAATAATTTTAATAACTTAATGGATGGTGAATCCGCAAAATGGGTAAAAATGTTTGATAAAAACCAAACAGATCCAGCCGAAAACTTAACAAAAGCATTAGTAGCGGCTCAAAATACTAATTCTACTAATGAAGAAGTTGAAACTGCACGGTCTGAAATAAAAAAGTTAGAGGTTGAAATACCTACCCCCGAACGCCAGAAAATGGATAACTTTATAAAAAAGCAACGTGATCTAGGTACTAAAGAAAGAACTATACGGAGAAAGGTTCAAAGTAAGTGGAACATAACAGTAATATAACTAATGAGTAAAATTGATCCAAATAAATTATTAATATCCTCAGATTTCTTTAGCGTTCAGGGAGAAGGTAAATCATCTGGTGTACCTTCATTTTTTATCCGTCTTGGATTATGTAACCTTACCTGCGGTTTTTCTAACCGTTTTCTTAAAAAGCTAATTACAGAAAAAACACTTGCAGATGGTGAGTTATTTATAGGAGACCTTGAAGAACAAAAACTTGCAACCTGGACGTGTGATTCTACTTCTCAATGGGCATGGCGTGGTGAAGATAAGGAATTCCAGTATATAATTGACCGTTTTATTGAAGAAGGTATTTATGAAGATATACTAGATGGTATAGTCCATATAATTTGGACAGGGGGTGAACCAGCGATGGTTAAACATCAAGAATCTATTGTTAATTTCATTAATTATTTTGCAGAATGGGAATATAATAGAGTTACTGGTAATGAAGAATATGATAATAAACCCTGTACCCCTTTTAATGAAATTGAAACTAATGGTACAGTTTATATAAAGGAAGACTTATTTGGTTGGTTATCTCAAATTAACTGCTCACCAAAACTTTCTAATTCAGGGATGACTGAAAAGCAAAGAATAGTTCCAGAAGCAATTAAAAGGATAATGGAACATCATAATTATCAGTTTAAGTTTGTAATTTCAAATGAAGAGGATATAAAAGAATTATTTTGTGATTTTGTAACCCCCTTTAATATACCACTTAAAAATGTAGTTTGTATGCCTGCATTAGTAGACAGAGAAAATTTTCATGAGAGAACTCAATTTGTACTTGAAATGGCGAAAAAATATAGATTTACAGGATTAACCCGCTTGCACATATCAGCGTATGATAAGACATTAAACGTTTAGTAATCAATAAGTTATGAAAAAGTTAGATATAAAAATTGAAAATGATTTGATAAAAATTGTAGGAGATAATTGGAAGTATGTTTATGATATTGACTCCAAACTTTACGACCTTTATATACCTAAGGAAACCACAACAGAAATAACTATACAAATTACCAAACTTTGTAACAACCTTTCAAAACAGATAGTACTATGCCTGAAGAAACAGATATAAACTTACCCACTAACTACATCGAACTAACATTTTCAGAAGAGCAAATGTTGTCCGAAGATTCACTAACACAAATGGTTATCAATTCTCATCTACCAAATTATGAGAATTCAATTGAAATGGACGGAACTGTAAAGAAAACGTACCACTACCTATTATCAGATAATAACCGTAAAACATTCTTTGAAAAATTGGTAAAACTATGCCAATCAGGTTTACTACTTGCAACAGCCTGTCCCCCGGCAGAATTATTATTACAAGATCCAAAAAAGAAGAAGGGTGTAACGAGACCTTTGTACTACTGTAAACTTGTACCACATTGCCATCATCCAGCTTTTAATGAAATTGATTGGACTGGTGATATTGCAAAACAACAAGGCGAAATTTTAGAAAAATATTTAAATGCTACAACTGAAACTATCTAATTCTAATTTTCCTAAAACAGAGGAAGAAAAACTACAAATAATAGAGAAAGCATCAAAATCTTTCGGTACCGTTTTGTCGGACCTTGGATATGACTGGGAACATGACCCTAATATGCAGGATACTCCAAAGCGTTATATAAAGGCAATGGTATATGAGTTATGTAAGGGTAACTATGACCCTGAGCCTAAAATAACAAGTTTTGAAAATGTAGATAAATATGACGGAATGGTGGCTCAGCTCGCAATTCCTACAGTTTCGCTTTGTGCGCACCATTTATTATCTTTTACTGGATTTACTCATGTAGCGTACCTCCCTGGTAAAGATGGGAAAGTGATTGGTTTATCTAAACTTAATAGGATTTGTGACCACCATGCCCGCAAACCCCAGGTTCAAGAAAACTTAACTATGCAAATCCATGACCATATTAATAGAGTTTGTGAGGGTAATCTAGGGGTAGCGGTCATGATAGAGGCAAACCACACCTGTTGCTCAAATAGGGGAATAGGTCATAATTCTACTATGAAAACCTCAAAACTTTCAGGTGCATTTATGGATAATAATGATAAGTCAAGAGATGAGTTTTATAGTTTTATAAGAGATTTAAAATGAAAAAACTAATTTCCTCCTCTGATATTAACAAAAAAGTATCTTTAATAGCAAAAGGACTTAATAAAATTACTTCTGAAGACATAGTCATGGTAGGAATATTAAACGGGAGTTTTATGTTCTTTAGTGATTTAATAAAGAAAATTTCTCTTGATTGTGAAGTTGCATTTATAAAAGCTAAATCATATCAAAATAATGAAAGGGGAATTTTAAAAATTGATCTTCTTGAAAATAATTTTGAAGGGAAAACAGTAATATTAGTTGAAGATATTATTGATACTGGAGTAACTCTAAATAATATAATGATAGAACTATTAAAGAAAGGTGTAGAAGATATTTTCGTAGTTTCATTATTAGTACGGGAAGGATCAGAAAATTTAGTAGACTATTATGGATTTAAGGTAAATGATGATAAATTTTTAGTAGGGTACGGACTTGATAATAACCAAAAAAATAGACACTTAACAGATATATATGAACTTTAACGAATATCAAAATAATGTTCAAAAACTTGCAATAACTAAACTTACAGGTATAAATGAAGTAATGTATAGTACCTTAGGCATCTTAGGTGAAGCAGGCGAAATAAGTGAGAAAATAAAAAAAATAGTAAGAGATAAAAATGGAATTATTTCAGAAGAAGATAAAGAACTATTAGGAAAAGAAACAGGGGATGTATTATTCTATATTGCAAAATTCCTTTCAGATATAGGACTTGACTTTGAAACTATTGCAATGGAGAACATTAAAAAATGTAGAGATAGAGAATTAAGAGGTGTAATTTCAGGAAGTGGAGATAACAGGTAGATGGATATATTCAAAGACATAGACACAATTGTTTATAAAATAGAGGAGGAGGGTGAAGTGAACACTGAGGATTTAACTTCATTTGCAAATTCCTTAGATTACGGATCTTCTCTCAAATTTACAGTCTACATAAAAGATCTTAAGATAATTTTTGAAATAAAACCAGAAGAAGAACAAAAATATTCTATATTTATCTATACCACAGAGGTTGAGTTCTTTGAACTTGAATTACCAAAAACAGTTACAACATTTAAAGAAACTGTAGAATCACTTATCACTTATCTAAAAATAAATTACTAAATGCAAATATCGCATGAATGCCCAATAAGTTTACTAGAGGAGAGTTTAAAGTTTAATGACTACTGTTACGCACTTGTACATCTGTTTGAAACTCATCCTGAATATTATAATCATTATAGAAGAAGTGTTTTAAGTGGTCGTACAGTATTTCTTGATAACTCAGTATTTGAATTAAACTCTCACTATAATGTGAAAAAGTTTGCAAAATGGGTAGAAAAACTTTCTCCAACTTATACTATTGTACCAGACGTACTTGAAAATTATAAAGAGACAGTATGGGGTTATGAAGATTTTTTAAAAGAGTATAAAAATTTGCCTACAAAATTTATAGGGGTAGTACAAGGAAAAGACTATCAAGAAATAACTGACTGTTATAAAGCATTAATAGATTTAGGAGTAGATATTATTTCCCTTAGTTTCGATTATAGTTTTTATCAAACACTTTTCCCTAAAGAAAACAAATTAATA